AGGATTTTATAGATAAGAAGATACTAGAGGGAGGATTTTGGGAAAAGACAAGGCAAGAATGGGAAGATATTAACTATGATTATCAAGGCGTATTTAAAGAAATCATAGCTGACCAAATTCAATACTTAACTAAGGAGGTAGCGTGATGGAACTATTCATAATGACTAATGTTGATAATGAGACCTTATCCGATTGCTCAGTTACTGTTAGAGAGTTTAAGGATTTTGAGGATGCAAAAGAATCTTTGAGGGATGAAATAGATAAAGAATACATTAATCAATTCCATGAATTAGAAGATAGAGATATTACATGGATTCCACCTCATAAGAACTCATTAGGGGGAACAAATGGAATTGGAATGTGGTCAATTGATTTTGGTGGAGGGGATGGAATTGCTTATGGCATACAACCATATGAATGCGGTAAATGTATAGGTATATTATTCAATATGAATGTTTGCCATGCTGAACCCATCTATTCTTGGAACGAATGGGATAATATTTTAAATGAGGCTCAATCTGATAAAGAGAAAACCTTAGATAATAAATATGTCGAATGGGATAAAGTTGTCGAGGGCGAAGCTAGTTTTGATTATTATAGTGAAATCGGAGAATGTACCCACAGATTTATTCCCCATTATAAATTCAATATAAATATTTCATGCTTACATAAAGACTGTAAGAATAAAATCGTTTACAACTCAATCCATGATTGCGAGGATTGGTCGGATGAAGATGGCGAGGGATATAATAAAGAAGATAGGTATGTCGTTGTTTCATGTGAGCATAATCACCACGAACTTTCTGTCCCTTTGAATGCTAAAAATACTATAATTCCTCATTTAAATTGGGGGGGGATGGAATTGCTTAAAGAATATGATGTGAGAATCTCTCTTCATTATTACGACACAATCAGAGCAAGAAATAAAAAGGAGGCATTGGTATTTGCTGAGGATTTAGATGGTAGTGAGGGAGTCCTTGATGGTTCAGATAGGGAAATTCTATAATAGCTCTGACGAGACCTTGTGGTCGAAACTGTCGAGAGACAGTCAGCTATATTTAAAAACTATGAAAGGTGAAAAATTATGAACATGTCATCCAATGAATGGAATCAAATGCAAGACAGAAAGAAGAAGAGGAATTGGTTTTTATTAGGTGGGGTTGTATTTGGCGCATTAGTCCACATAGCACATTGGTATTTATAGGGGGATTGTAATTAAAGGGTGACTCATGCCATGGGTTGCCTTTTTTTTTGTGTCTGAGGGCTTTAAAATGGATTCTAGGGGGTATTTTTAAGGAATAAAACAATATTCAAAATTGATTTGATTATCCAGATCCTCAAGATTTAAAATTTTGTTGTCATTTAGTGCTTAATTAATAGCAACAAATCACAAAATTTACCCGATCAAGAAAATTTAAAAATTAAATCCAGATCAAAAAACGCCAGGATTTTGTTAAATGAAGGCCCATAGTTTTTTCAGGCGGTACAGTTTTATTTATAATTTTGTTGCATCAGGCGGTACAGTTTTATGTTGCAATATAAAATTCAGGCCCTGTAATTTTGATCATATTTTGTTGCATCAGGCGGCACAGTTTTATGTCATTCCTTAATTACACCTATGCATTTAATTCTTGCATTAGATATCTAAGAGGTATAAAATCTGTATTGTAATATTTTTATTAACCTATGAAAAGGAAACAATATGACTGTAACTAGCGATGTATTGCAAACAATTGAAGATGATTTTGATTCTTCAAGTCTACAACAATCTTTAGAAGAAGCTAACCAACATTTTATTATCCAAGAGTTTGGCCGCTTAGTTTTATCTTGCGGCCCGGCAGCAGTGTTAGGTCAGTTAGATGATGAAGCTAGAGACGAATTAAAATTTATCTTAAAAAGGGAGTGGTAATTATGGTTGGAAAAGTTACACCGAATGATCAATTAAGCGCTTCACAAATCCCGGTGTTAATGGGAGCTTCTCGATTTAAAACTAAGAATGAGTTATTAAAAGATTATATAAATCTTTTTAATGGGAAGGAAGTTGAGTTTAAATCAGCAGAAGCAATGGATTGGGGAAACACTTTAGAATCAACAATTCTTATTGAGTCAGCACTTAGGCTAGGTTTAATTGCCGAAAAAGACTCTAAGAATATTAAAACTGATTATGATAAATCATTTCAACATCAGACATTGCCATTTGCTTGTTCGTTAGATGGAACTGTAACAGGAGATGGAACTGAAATTATGACTGATATAAACAAAGGCATTATTTGTGTTAATGCAGATAAGATTACATTATCAGGAATTGGAATAATAGAAGCTAAATTGACAGCACACGAAATAGAAAGCGCTGAGGATTTGCCTTTATATAGAGGCCCACTTCAATTACAAATGCAAATGGATGTTTTAGGCGCTGAATGGGGAGCTGTTTGTGTTCTTTATAGAGGCACAACACTTAGAACTTTTGTTTATAAAAGAGATGATGAATTAATTATGCAAATTCATGTTGCTATTTTAGATTTTCAAAGACGCCTGGATAAATATAAAGATAATGAGGAAACTGAATGGTATGACTTAACTAGCACTGATGAAGCATCTAAGATTTGGGATGAAGCATCAGGTGAGCAAGTAGATATGCCTGAACTAGAAGATAGTGCTGAACAGATAATTGATTTGAGACAAAAAATTAACTCTTTGGAGTCAGAAGTTAAAGTGCTAGAAGTTGGCATAATGGATCAAATGAGGGAAGTTACTAAAGCCTCAGCTGGTAAATTTAATATTGGTTGGCCTATGTTAAATTATAAAGCTCAACCTGAAAAGATTGTTCCAGCTAAAGATGCCAGATCTATTCGCCAATCTAAATTAAAAATTAGAGAAAATTAATATGGCTGACATTGATAATAATGGATTAAACCAATATGGCTTGCCTATTGATAATCTTAATAACAACATTAGAGACAAGGACATTACTTTTATAAATGCAGTTTATAAATACGTTTCTGATGATGCAACAAGAAAGAATCTTATTAATTACTATTTTGGAGAACAAGATGACAACAACTTCGGAGATTGCTAAAGCATTTGTAGCAGCACAAAAGGAATTTGCTCCAGCATTAAAGAACAGCACTAACCCACACTTTAAAAGCGCATATGTTGATTTAGCGGGGTGTATAGAGGCAGTAATTGATGCTTTACATAATCATGGATTAGCACTAATACAAAAAACTCATGATTGTGAGTCAGGCGTTAAGGTTGAAACTATATTTTTGCATGAAAGTGGTGAAGAGATGTCAGGCGGATTGATACACGTTCCAGCTGATAAACAAACACCCCAAGGATATGGCTCGGCCCTGACTTATGCAAGGCGTTACTCGATTATGGCGGCAACTGGTATAGCGCCCGAAGATGATGATGGGAATGCTGGCTCGGCATCGGTTCCTAGAAAATCTTTATCACAAACAGTACAGGAGTTATCTTCGTCAAAAAAACTTACAGCCTGAATCTGCCAGGCAAAGAACCAATTGTAGTAGCAGATCAAAATAAGTTTACTGAAGCTTATTTAAACGTTGTTAAAAAAATATATGAAACAGATACTTATTTAGCTGATGTTAAATTAAATAAGTTAGCTGAGTTTAAAAAGATTAATGATGATAATTATCAGTCTTTAACTTCAGATAAACAAGTAGCAGTTAAAACAGCAATGGAAGATGCTTATAGGAGATTACAAGTGTGAATACCTCAACTGATGTTGAGTATGCAAACTTAATACACAGTAATCCAAACATGGAATCGCCATATGCTAGGTTATTAGTGGCGATTCTTATGAATGCAGTTCATGATGCGGTGTCAGCGCAATCAAGTGTTGGACAGCAATCACAAGCATGGCATTGGTTGCAAACAGATGATGCTTTAATTGAATATTGTTTATCTGTTATTCATATTGATCGGGATGCTTTATTAAGACGTGTTAAGTATATGAGAAACAATAATATTAATCTTAAAAATATGTACACTAAAAGGAAATCATTATGACAAATCAAGAAGAAAGGTTGTTAGATTATCTTAAAGTTAATGAAAAGATTAGTCCGATGGAAGCTTGGACTGAGTTAGGTATTTACAGATTGAGTGATGTGGTATTTAAGTTAAGGAATAAAGACTTTGAGATTGAAACAGAGCGTAAGTCAGTTATG